TGATGATGCTGGTGCATTAGTTCCTACACTTGAGCGAGTGCCATACAGTGACTCAGCACCAATAGGTACACGGGAAGAAATATTCGCGTGTGCTAATACCGCCATGCTATTAAAAGAACTTGGCGAAGAAATTGAAGTTACTGAAGAAGACTCAAATAGAGCTAGGCAGATATTTGAAAGCGGGCGTGAGCCCAATAAATACGAGAAAAGCCTGCCCGGTGTGATGCTCCATCTGGAGGCGTTGCTGACTCAGTACGACTACTCGTTGCTAGAAGACGCGACGGTTATCAGAAACTATGTAACGAACAAGCTTATTGAGGAAACGACGGACGCGGACCCGCGTATTCGACTGAAAGCGTACGAGTTGCTGGGTAAGATTACGGAAGTTGGGCTTTTCACGGAGCGAGTTGAGGCGTCTGTTACGGTTAAGCCGTCAACGGAACTTGAGGCGTTGATCCGGGAAAAGCTGGCGCGCCTGACTGAGCGGGTTATCGAACACGAGCCGATTGAGGAGCCCGAAGATCCGGTGCTTGAGCAGGCGATGGAAGCGATAAATTACGTTTCACCAGACGATATTCTATGAAATTCACGCCACAAGAAGTCGATTTTCTGCTACGGAACCTGCATAAGCTACCAATACGCGAGAAAAACGAACTTTTGCTTGCGTTAGAGGAGTTAGAGAAGCGTGATCACGCACAAAATTGCCGTGAAAACCTTCTAGAGTTCATTCAGCACGTCGATAAAAGCTACAAAATCGGTTCTCACCACCGTCGATTGGCGGAAAATCTGGAGGCGATGGCGCGTGGGGAGGAGACCCGGCTGATTGTTAACATCGCGCCGAGGTTTGGTAAGAGCATGCTGGTGTCGATTTACTTCCCGGCGTGGCTAATCGGCAACAATCCAGACAAAAAGATCATGATGGTCTCGCACACGGCGGATCTGGCGGTAGATTTTGGCCGGAAGGTGCGAAATTTGGTGGCGTCGGACGCTTACAAGAGCATTTTCCCGGATGTGGCGCTGTCTGCGGACAGCAAATCGGCGGGTCGCTGGGATACCAACAAGGGTGGGACGTACTTTGCGGTGGGTGTCGGCGGTGCGATAGCCGGTCGGGGTGCGGATTTCCTGTGCATCGCTGGAGATGAGCGGGTGCTGACGCCGAAGGGGTGGCGGCGGGCCGACACGGTGCGTGTTGGGGACAAGATTTGGGGGTTTGCGGGGTTAGAGACGGTTGAGAAGGTCTTCATGTCGGCGCATACCCGGTATGTAACCGTAGATGGGGTGAAGATGACGCCCAACCACCCGGTTTGGACGCATGATGCGGGGTGGGTGCGGGCAGAAAGTTTGACAACTCATAATTTAGTCGATACTGTGACGTTTTGGGCGCATGGGAGACTATGGTATGAGCGAGCAAAGCGTGCGACGCAAGCAGCGAAACAGTTCTTTTTCGCGGGCGTACAACACTTGGCAGACCCTTCGACGGCGGTGCAACAACCCGAACGCGCAGGACTATCCGCAGTATGGCGGGCGTGGCATCAAGTGTTGCGAGCGGTGGGACACGTTCGAGAACTTCGTGCGGGACATGGGGCTGCCTCGCAATACGTCGCAGCGGCTGGTGCGGATGGATATGAAGGCCGACTACACGCCGGAGAACTGTTGCTGGGTGGACAAGGAATTGGTTCAAACGCCTCGCCGCAATGGCACCAGTCTGACAGCGTTTGGGAAGACGCTTTCGGTAAGTCAGTGGGCGCGGGAGATGGGGATTACGCGGGACCAACTGCGGTACCGACTGGACGTGCAGGGTATGACGCCGGAGGAAGCGCTGCGCTCACCGAGAAAGAGTTGGGTGCAGCGCCGCGTTCGACGGACGAATTTGGATGGGTCCGACGTGCAGTTGTTCGAGTCATTGGCCGATGCCGCCAAGCGTATGGGGTTCGTCAAGGCTTCGTTGTGGGCTGCTTTGAAGCGCTCATCGCCAACCATGTTTTCGGGTTACTGCTGGGAGTACGTCGACTCCGACGAGTAACTGAGCACTGGACAGGGGCGAAGACGTACTACAACTTTCAGGTGTCGGAGAGCAACACGTTTTACGTTGGTGGGTTGTTGACGCACAACTGCATTGACGACCCGCACAATGAGCAGGACGTGCTGAACGGCAACTTGGAGACGTTCACCCGAGCGTACGAGTGGTATGCGTACGGTGCCCGGACGCGACTGATGCCCGGTGGGCGTGTGGCGGTCGTCATGACCCGTTGGGCGCAGTCGGATCTGTCGGGCAAGCTCCTGCAGGACATGGTGCGTAACCCGGAAGCGGACCAGTGGAACCTGATTGAGTTTCCGGCGTTGTTCGAGAAGAAGGGCGCGCCGAGTGATGCGCCCGAGAACAAGCGGTATCAGTCGCTGTGGCCGGAGCAGTGGTCGGTTGATGCGCTGCTGAAGACGAAGGCGTCGATGCCGCCGTTCCAGTGGAACGCGCAGTACATGCAGTCGCCGACATCGGCAGAGGCTGCGATCATCAAACGGGAGTGGTGGCAGCCGTGGGACAAGGACCAGCCCCCTGCGTGTGAGTACATCATCATGGGTCTCGATGCGGCGGCTGAGAAGCACAACCGGTCGGACTTCACTTCGCTGACTACTTGGGGCGTGTTTATGCGGGACGGCCCTGACGGGTACCCACGGGCGAACCTGATACTGCTCAACGCGATCAAGGAGCGCTGGGAGTTTCCCACGTTGAAACAACGCGCGTACGAGGAGTACAAGGAGTGGGAGCCTGATTGGTTCGTTATTGAGAAAAAGTCGAGTGGTACGCCGCTGTTTCAGGAGCTTAGGTTCGCGGGAGTGCCAGTCAGTGAGTTCACGCCGCACCGGGGCACGGGGGATAAGACTGTTCGGTTGAACAGCGTGGCTGATATATTTTCGTCTGGGCTTGTATGGTACCCTGCCGGGCGACGATGGGCGGAAGATTTGATAGACGAGGTATGTGGCTTTCCAAATATGGAGCACGATGACCAAGTCGACTCGACGGTGATGTGTTTGATGCGCTTCCGTTCTGGTGGGTTCATTTCGTTGCCGACTGACAGACTGGATGACGATGACTTTATCCCGCGACGGGCGGCGTACTACTGAGGTAGATCATGATAGAAAAGGCCCTTAACCAGTTGCCGCTTGGGTTGGGGATGTTGTCTGGCGAAATGGATGCCGGGGAACCTCTTGTCATCGAGATAGAGAACCCTGATTCGGTGCGTATTGGGGACATTGAACTCGACTTTAACCCGGAGCCGCAGGTTTCTTTTGGGTCTAATCTTGCAGAGCACATGGACCAGTCGGCGCTTAGCAGCGTCGCAGACATGCTGTCGGACTTCTACAACACGGACCTGAACTCTCGGTCGGAGTGGGAAGAGACCTACCGGGAAGGGTTGGATCTGCTGGGCCTGAAGATGGAGGAGCGCACGGAGCCGTGGGAAGGCGCGTGTGGCGTGACGCACCCGCTGCTGGCAGAAGCAGTGGTGCGGTTCCAGTCTGAGACGATCATGGAGACGTTCCCGGCGGCTGGCCCCGTCAAGACCAAGATCATCGGTGCGGTGACGAAAGAGCGGGAGGAGGCTGCGCAGCGGGTCAGTGAGGACATGAACCACTGGCTGACTGATCGCATGCCGGACTACCGTGCCGAGCACGAGCGTCTGCTCTGGAGCCTGCCGATCGCCGGATCTGCGTTCAAGAAGATCTACTACAACAGCTACGACGAGCGCCCCGCTACGCCGTTCATTCCGGCGGAAGACTTCATCGTAAGCTACGGTTCGACGGACCTGCAGAGTGCGCCGCGTTACGCGCACCGGATGAAGAAGACTCGCAATGAGATTCGCAAACTGCAGCTTCAGGGGTTCTATCGGGACATCGACATTGGCGATCCGTCCGTCGATACGATGGATGAGATCAAGCGAGCGAAGGACGACCAGCAGGGGTTCAGTGCGGTAAAGGACGACCGCTTCACCATTCTGGAGTACCACGTCGACCTCGACCTGCCGGGCTTCGAGGACATGGAGGACGGCCAAGAAACGGGGCTGGAGCTACCGTACGTTGTTCACTATCTGCTGGACAGCGACGAGATCTTGGCGGTGTATAGGAACTGGGACGAAGACGACCCGCGTCGCGAGAAGCGGATTCACTTCTCCAAGTACGATTACATCCCCGGCTTTGGGTTCTACGGATTGGGCCTGATTCACTTGGTGGGGGGCTTCGCCAAGGGCGCTACAGCCATCATGCGGCAGTTAGTAGACGCAGGTACGCTGTCGAACCTGCCGGGTGGGTTGAAGACGCGGGGACTGCGAATTCGTGGTGGTGACACGCCGATCGCGCCGGGTGAGTTCCGTGACACGGACGTTGCCAGTGGCTCGATCAAAGAAAACATCATGCCGCTGCCGTATAAAGAGCCGTCCCAGGTGCTGTTCAACCTGTTGAATGGCATCGTGCAGGAGGGCCGGCGGTTCGCGGCTATCGCGGATGTTAACGTTGCTGACTTGCAGCCCAATGCGCCGGTTGGCAGTACGCTGGCGATTCTTGAGCGTACGCTGAAGACCATGAGCGCCATTCAGGCGCGGGTTCATGCGGCGATGAAGCAGGAGTTCCGCCTGCTGAAAGCGATCATCCGAGACAACACGCCGTCGCAGTATTCGTACCGTCCAGACTACGCGGACAGTTACATCAAGCAGGCTGACTACGACACGGTTGAAGTCATCCCGGTCAGTGATCCGAATGCATCGACGATGGCGCAGCGGATAGCTCAGTATCAGGCAGCGCTGCAGTTGGCGCAGAGCGCTCCGCAATTGTATGACATGGCGGCTCTACATCGGCAGATGTTGGAGGTGCTAGGCATCCGTAACGCGGAACGCATCCTGCCGACGACGGACGACATCAAGCCGACAGATCCGATAACCGAGAACATGGAGGTCATAACGGGGAAACCCGTCAAGGCGTTCATGTATCAGGACCATCAGGCGCACTTACTGGCTCACACGTCGTTCCTGAAAGACCCCAAAGTTCAGCAGAATTTGGCCGACAATCCTGCGGCCCCTATGCTGGCTGCTGCGCTCATGGCGCACATTGCCGAGCATACGGCGTTCCAATATCGCCGTGATATCGAGAACAGCTTGGGTGTACCGCTTCCGCACCCCGACCAGAAACTGCCAGAGGACGTGGAGGTCGAGTTGTCGCGCCTCTCCGCTCAAGCAGCGGATCGCGTTCTCCAGCGCAATACAAACGAAGCAGCACAGGCGCAAGCGCAACAACAGGCGCAAGACCCGGTTGTGCAGATGCAGATGCAGGAAGTGCAGATCAAACAGGCAGAAGTGCAGCGTAAAGCGCAGAAGGACCAGATGGACTTCGCGATTGCACAGGAGCGCTTGAAGATCGACCAGATCCGCGCGCAACTGCCCCCCAATCCACCCCAGATGCCGGACCCAAACAAGGCGGCTGAGGTGCAACTGAAAGCAGCGGAAATCCAGCGGAAGGTACAAAAAGACCAGTTGGATCACGCTGTAGACGTGGAGAAACTGCGCGTTGAGCGCGAAAAAGCGGTGATTGCCGCGCAAAGTAAAACTAAGCAAGGAGCTTAGCATGTTGCCCAACTTTGTTACGCAAGTTCGTCAGGAGGTACTTGATGAACGGGACGCGGTAGCGGCGGCGCTGGCCGGTAATGCGGCTAAAACGCTGGACGACTACCGATATATGACCGGCATTATTCGCGGTCTGGACGTATCCGTGGATCTCCTTGAGCGCCGCATGCGGGCGTTTATGGAGGTCGATCGATGAGTCAGGACATCGACCCGACTGATTCGCAGATTGAAGACGCACTGCCGCGACCCACTGGGTACAAGATTCTCATCGCGCTGCCCGAGGTGGCAGAGACTTTTGGCGATAGCGGCATTCTCAAACCCACGGCAGTAGTTCGACAGGACGAAGTCGCTAGTGTCGTTGCGTTGGTGCTGGATCTCGGCCCCGATGCGTACGCGGACAAGGACAAGTTTCCTTCTGGTGCGTGGTGTAAACCGGGCGACTATGTACTCGTGCGAGCGTATTCCGGCACGCGGTTCAAGGTTTACGGGAAAGAGTTTCGTTTGATTAACGATGACACCGTAGAAGGCGTCGTTGCTAACCCGGCTGCATACAGCCGCATTTGAGGTGATTTATGCCGACTGAATCGTTCGAGACCGAATTGGATTTGGACAATCCCGGTAAACCGGTCGTTACTGATCAGGATGATCAGCAGATCAGCGTCGAGATTGTTGACGATACGCCGCCGGAAGATCGGAACCGTGCGCCGCTGCCTGAAACGGTAAAGCAGGAACTCGACGAAGACGATCCGACCGAGGAGTATTCGGAGAAAGTCAAACAGCGCATTGCGCGTATGAAGAAAGCTTGGCACGACGAACGACGTGCCAAAGAGGCGGCTACGCGAGAGCGGGACGAAGCCATTCGGTTGGCGCAGCAGGCGTACTACGAACGCCAGCAGTCACTCAAACACCTTGAATCAAACGAAGCTTGGGCATTGGAGCACGCTAAAAGCCGCGCTCAGGCCGATCTGGAAGCAGCGAAGCGCGCGTATCGGGATGCGTATGAAGCTGGGGAAACTGACGCTGTTGTAGAAGCGCAGCAGAGACTTCAGCTTGCGACTATTGAGTACGACCGCGTCGTTAATTACCAACCACCCAAAAGGGTAGTTAACGAGGAAGCTTTACAACCTCAACCGAATCAAGTATACAGACAACCACAAACACCCCAGCTTGACCCTAAAGTGGTCGAGTGGAGCAACCGAAATCGGTGGTTCGGCGTCGATCCTGAGATGACGAACTTTGCGATGGGGGTGCATCAACGACTTGTTCAGGACGGTGTTAGTCCTGAATCCGACGAGTATTACGAGCGGTTGGACGCTCGCATCAGGCAAGTGTACCCCGATCAAGTGGGTGCGCAGCCTGCGCAAAAGCGGCAATCTCCTACTGTTGTCGCGCCTGTAGGACGTGCTCCAAAAGGAAAGAAGGTAGTGCTAACCAAGTCTCAACTTGCGGTTGCCAAAAAACTCGGCATCACGCCCGAGGAATACGCCAAGGAAATGCTTAGACTGGAAGGTGGTGCGTAATGAGTAACCGACAAGGCCGAGAACTTGAGACCCGCGATCAAACCGCGCGCAAAAAAATGTGGCAGCCGGCGGATTTGCTGCCGAATCCTACTCCGGTGGAAGGCTACGAATTTCGATATGTTCGTAAGTCGATGATGGGGCAGGATGATCCGACTAATACGTCGCGTAGTTTTCGTGAGGGCTGGGAACCATGCCGTCTTGAAGACCACCCAGAGCTTCGTTTGTCCATCGATCCGGGCACGGAGAATTCTGGAATGGTCGAAATTGGCGGGCTGATTCTGTGCAAGATGCCGGAAGAAATGGTGGCTCAACGTCGCGCCCATTACAGGCAGCGTTCAGAAGCCGCTGAAGAATCGGTAGATGCCGCCCTGATGCGTGAAAATGACTCTCGTATGCCGTTGTTCAAAGAGCGCAAGTCGAGCGTCAGTTTCGGCAGAGGCAATTAGCCAATCGATAAAATTTTTGGAGAAACACAATGTCTCAAGTTCGCACTCCTATCGGGCTTACGCCCTACAACATGCAGGGTGGTGCGTCATCCAATGGCGGCGCTATCCGTCAATTTGTCATGACGGCCAACTCGGCGAACGCCATTGGCTTCGGTGGCCTTGTTCAGCTTTCGGGCGGGAACATTGTCGCGGCTTCGGCTTCTCCGACTTCTTCGACGCGGGGCCTTATCGGCGTTTGCGTGGGGGTGAGCTTCGTAGATCCGACGCTGAAGCAGCAGTTGTACGCGCAGTCGCTGCCGGCTAACGCTGTGACCAACGGCTATACCAACATCCGCATTTTCGTCAACGACGACCCGAACCAACTGTTTCTGGCGCATGCTGATACGGCAGTTGGCACTCTGTCTGGCGGCGCACGCGCGGCTATCGGCCTCAACTGTGCAGTTCAAGATTTCGGCATCACGGCGGCTACTGGTCGGGCGCAGACGGTGCTCAACAGTGGATCGAACTGGGGTAGCTTTGGTAACGGTGACCTCGCGGTTCGCGTGGTTGACGTTGTTGAAGACACTCTGGAAGACGATTACCCGGAACTGATCGTCATGATCAACCCCGGCGTCCACTCGTACACGCAGAACGCTGGCCGTAGCTGAGGAGACTGAATAATGGCAATTTCACGCGCGCAACTGCTCAAGGAACTGCTCCCCGGCCTTAACGCTCTGTTTGGCATGGAGTACAAGCGGTATCCTGACGAGCACAAAGAGATCTACGAAACGGAAACTTCGGATCGCTCGTTCGAGGAAGAAGTGAAGCTGTCGGGCTTTGGCATCGCCCCTGTCAAGCAGGAAGGCGCGGCTATCGCGTACGACACGGCGCAGGAAGCGTTCACTGCACGTTATGTGCATGAAACGATCGCGCTGGGCTTCGCGCTGACTGAAGAAGCGATTGAAGACAATCTGTACGACACGCTGTCGGCTCGCTACACGAAGGCCCTTGCGCGTTCGATGGCGTACACCAAGCAGGTCAAAGCAGCGTCACTGCTGAACAACGCCTTCTCTGGTGGCCCGACCTATGGCGACGGCCAAGTTCTTTGCTCGACCGCTCACCCGCTGGTATCTGGAGCGACCAACTCCAATACGTTCGCGGCTGCGGCTGACCTGAACGAAACCTCGCTGGAAGCCGCTGCAATCCAGATCGCTGCTTGGACCGACGAGCGCGGCCTGCTGATCGCAGCCAAGCCGAAGAAGCTGATTATCCCGACCTCGCTGATGTTCGTTGCTACGCGCATCCTTGAGACGGATTACCGGCCCGGTACGTCGGATAACGACGTGAACGCGATCAAGACTAACGGCACTGTGTCCGGCGGTTGGACTGTCAACCACTGGCTCACGGACCCGAATGCTTGGTTCCTGACCACGGACATTCCGAACGGCATGAAGCACTTCGAGCGCGTCAAGATGAGCACCGGCTTTGAAGGCGACTTCGATACCGGCAATGTTCGCTACAAGGCTCGTGAGCGCTACAGCTTCGGCGTGAGCGATCCGCTGGGCATCTTCGGCGTGAATGGCTAACGAGTAGTCGTTAAACCATGCAAAAACCCCGCTTCGGCGGGGTTTTTGTTGTACGCGGGCGAATAGCGGAAATCACTTGCTATCGTGATGCGCTATGTTATAAATATCGAACCGGATTTAGCTTGGCTGACCCGACCGGGGGGCTTGCACAGACAGTCAAGCGGTATGTGCTAGGAGAATACAAATGGGTTTCTCGACGTTTTCTGGTCCTCTGCGTGCTGGCACCGTAAAAGAGAATGCGGGCATCAACACGGGTCTCGTGGTATTGGCGCAACAAGGCGTCCTTACGTTTTCAAACACCACCGCGAAAGATCTGTTCATACTGCCGGCTGGTGCTTTTATCGTCGACATCGGCATCACGACCACCGTCGCGTTCAACGCAGGCACGAACAACGTGCTTACGATCCGCACCAAGGCCGGTTCTCCGACCAACCTCGCAGTTCTGACTGCGACCAGTGCAAACATTGCAGTTGGTTTCACCGCGCCGACGCTTCAAACGGGCGGCATTTCCACGTTCGCAAACGTTGGTACCAGCGATCTGACCATTGAAGGTCTGTTTGCAGGTACGGGTACGGCGGCGACGACGGGATCGGCGATTATCACTTGCCTGTACATCCAACGGGCCAAAGACGGGTCATTTAACCCAGCCAGCGCGTAAGCGGTAGGTAGCGCAGTGTGGGGGCATACAAGTGCCCCACATTTGACGAAGGGGTTATATGGACTGGCAGCCGTACATTAACATCACTGCGGGCATTGTCTTTGCGTGTGTGGGTTGGTTTGCGCGGCAGATTTGGGGTGCCATGCAAGAACTAAAGGCGGATCTCAAAACGCTGGAAGTTAAGTTGCCAATCGAGTATGTGCGCAAGCACGACTTGAGCGACACCATGAACCGTCTTTACCAAATTCTAGACCGCATAGAGCGAAAGCTGGACGATAAGGCCGACAAATGATCTGGACCACAGCGATACCGTATTTCTCTGAGCGCGAATTGGCGTGCAAAGGGTCCGGTGTCGTTAAGCTGGATCTTCGGTTTGCCGCGGCTCTACCTGCGCTTCGAGCTACATGGAATGCACCGCTTACGCTGACCAGTGTTTGTCGGAGCCCCGCTTACAACGAATCCGTTCGCGGTCACCCCAATAGCCTTCATTTGTTCGAGAACCCGAAACATCCTACGCATGGTACGATGGCAGCGGATGTTTCTTGGCGTACTTGGGATAAGCAGGAGCGCATGAATTTCGCGCGTTTGGCTTACCGACAAGGCTGGTCTGTCGGCCTGCATAACGGCTTTTGTCATATAGACCGCCGCAAAGACATCGGACTTCAGCAAGCAGTGTTCGTGTACGCAGAGTGGAATGGTTTCACTCGCGAAGATGTGTTCTGAGATTTGGAGTTGATACTGAGATGATGAATTTCAAGCCGTGCGCAGAGTGCCCTTCTCCTCGCGAGTGCAGCGCAATGGGCCAATGCGCGATTGAAGCAGAACAGATGGCAGCTATGGCTGCACCGCCGGTAGATGCCGGTGGTCCGCCGATGGCTATGCGTAAGGGTGGTGTAGCCAAAAAGCGTAAGAAGTACGCTTCCGGCGGCGCTGTGCGAGGTACTGGCATCGCAAAGAAGGGCTTTAGAAAGCCAAGGATGTGCTAATGTTTTGGCGAAGGCGTTCTGAGCAGGCATCTGCGCCGTCCGCTTCAGTTAACGTAAATACCGCGACCAAAGCAGAACTGTTGGCGCTTCGCGGTGTTGGCGACTCGTTGGCGGATCAGATCATATCTGGGCGACCTTGGGGCTCGCTGACGGATCTGCAGTCCATTCGTGGTATAAACGCCACTACGATTGAACAATGGGGGCTGACGCTATGATGAACGGCGGCAATGGCAAGAGTAAGAGTTCTCGCGCAGCGAAGTCCAAGCGGGGCATGACGCGGGAAAAGATGGCGAAAGGCGGCGCGTGTCGCGGTGCTGGGGCCATGACTAAAGGGACCAAATTCCGTGGAGTGAAGTGATGGCTAAGACGCCCGCTTGGACTCGCAAGGAAGGTAAAAACCCCAAGGGTGGGCTGAACGCCAAGGGCCGTGCGTCTTACAATAAGGCGAACCCCGGTAAACCTGGGTTGAAGGCCCCTGCGCCGAACCCGAAAACCGCAGTAGATAAGGCCCGCCGTAAATCGTTTTGCGCTAGAATGAGCGGCATGCCCGGTCCAATGAAAGACAAAAATGGCAAACCGACGCGAAAATCATTGGCGCTAAAAGCATGGAATTGTTAGGTTGCACACGTTGTAAAACCGAAAAACCAGCTACGGCAGAATTTTTTCCGCCACATAGCAAAAAACGAAACGGTTTTGATAGCTGGTGTCGTAAATGTAGGTCTACTTACCGCAACGCAATAAATCGAGGCAGATTTAGAAACACTATAGCGGACGAAGACCTAATACAAATAAAAACTACTACGCATGAGTGCGTAATATGTGGTTGCAACGGGCCTTTGGTGGTAGACCACGACCACAAAACAAATGAAATCCGAGGCATATTGTGCAATCACTGCAATAGAGGCCTTGGGCATTTTAGAGATGATCCAGAATTGTTGGAGTTTGCAAGGATTTACTTGCTAAGTAGTAAGGGCGACAAAGAAGCTGACGTTTACTTGCTACAGGGGAATTGCTGACATGGAAGTTTGGGAAAAAGCACGGCCAAAGTCTTTGGGAAAGTCGAAGCCGTTGACTGCGAAGCAAAAAAGCAAAGCAAAAGCTTCGGCGAAAAAAGCAAAACGTCCTTACCCTAATCTAGTCGACAATATGCGGGCGGCAAAAGCCAAGTCATGACGACTTCTGGTACGACAGCGTTCAACCTAGAACTCGCGGAGATCATCGAGGAGGCGTACGAGCGCGCGAGCGGTGGCACGAGAGAACTTCGTTCGGGGTACGAGTTTCGTACCGCGCGAAGAAGTTTATCGCTGTTGTTGCTTGACTGGGCTAACCGTGGGCTGAATCTTTGGACGCTGGACCAAGAAGCGCTTCCGCTGGTTATTGGGCAGGCCACCTATGCGTTGCCTACGGACACTGTAGATCTCGTTGAACAGGTCATCCGTGCCAACAACTCGGACGTGACGATTTCGCGTATTGGGGTGGCTACCTACGCTTCGATCCCCGTCAAAACATCTACCGGCAGGCCGGTGCAACTCTACTTCAATCGCCAGATTGCGCCGGAAGTAACGGTTTGGCCTGTGCCAGACACCAACAACTACACGCTTGTGTACTGGCGGATGCGACGGATTCAAGACGCAGGCAACGGGATAAACACGCAGGACATACCGTTTCGCTTTTTGCCGTGCCTTATTTCTGGGCTGGCGTTCTACATTGCGCAAAAAATTCCAGAAGGCATACCGCTTCTTGGGCAGCTTAAGCAGCAATACGAAGAAGACTGGCTAGTTGCTTCCACCGAAGACCGAGAGAAGGTTCCGGTTCGATTTGTTCCTCGGGGGCGTTAATGGCACGCCAATTCGCGACGGGCAAACACGCACTTGGCATCTGCGATATTTGTGGCTGGCAGTTCAAGCTCGACTCTTTACGCAAACTTCGTATCAAAGACACCGATACCAACCTCTTGGTTTGCCGTGTTGATTGGAACGAGAGCCACCCTCAACTGCGTTTGGGTGACAAGGAAATCGATGATCCGCAGGCGCTTCGTAACCCGCGACCAGAGCAGGATTATGGGCGTAGCGATGCTGGCTGGGCGGCTGCGTTGGATCAACTGACGAGGCATCACGCATGAGCTTTACGGCAGCCCAGCTTACTTCTGCGATCAAAGACATGGTCGACGTGGATGAGCCGGCGTTCAACGCGAACATCCCGTTATTCATTCGCAACGCAGAAGAGCGAATTTTCAAAACAGTGCAACTCAATTTGTTCAGAAAGAACAACTTGGGTGTTACGACGATCGGCAACAAGTACTTGGCTACGCCTACAGATTACATGGCGGCCTTTGCGCTTTCGATTCGCGTGAATGGGGATGCCGAGTTTTTAAGCCAAAAAGATGTTTCGTTTGCCCAGAGCTTTTGGCCTGATGGGGCTGAAACGGGGCGACCCCGGTACTACGCGCAGTACGACAATACGGCGCTGCTGCTCGTACCGACGCCAGATGCGGCGTACCCGGTAGAGATCCACTACTTCTATCGCCCGTTGAGTTTGAACGACGTCACGCCGGGAACTACGACTTGGCTTAGCGTGAACGCCGCCGATGCGCTGTTGTACGGCTCTCTGTCTGATGCTGCGATATTTTTGAAGGCAGAAGATGCGTCGTTGCAGCGCTATGAGCAGCGGTTCATCGAAGCTGTGGCGCGGCTCAAGAACTTGGGCGAAGCTATGCAGACTACGGATCAGTACCGTTACGGGCTTGTCCGTACGCGAAGAACGTAGTCATGTCTCAGGGATGGATTCCGATAGATCCCAACCAAGACGCGCAATGGGGGGCTATCACGCCCAGTCAAGATGCGCAGTGGGGGGCGATTACGCCTAATCAAGACGCGCAGTGGGGCGCACTTGCGCAGCTTATCGCGCTCAAGTCTCCGACGACAACCAAGGTTTTCATAACGCAGGACGGTAAGGTACTGGTGCGTGGAGTGCGCTAACAATGACAGATATCACCCAGTTTCCTATACCGACTGAAGTTCTCAACCCGGCCAATTACCCTGAATTCGTTGGCCCTACGGGGCCGACCGGCCCGACCGGCCCGACTGGTCCTACGGGTGCCGCCTCGACAGTTGCAGGCCCGACCGGCCCGACCGGCCCTACTGGGCCAACTGGGGCCACAGGCGCAGCATCGACCGTAGCAGGGCCAACGGGTTCAACTGGTCCGACTGGAGATACGGGTCCGACTGGTCCGACTGGGCCTACGGGAGCGGCCTCGACTGTTGCTGGCCCGACTGGTCCGACCGGTGCGCAAGGGGCTACAGGCCCGACTGGGGCGATTGGCCCCACTGGAGATATAGGTCCGACTGGCGCGCAGGGTGCTACTGGCCCTACGGGGCCGACTGGTCCGACCGGTGCTGCATCTACCGTTGCTGGGCCGACTGGTCCTACTGGCGTGCAAGGTGATATCGGGCCGACTGGTCCTACTGGCGTGCAAGGTGATATTGGGCCGACCGGACCTACAGGAGAGGCGTCGACCGTAGCTGGACCTACTGGTCCGACTGGAGATACGGGTCCGACTGGACCTACAGGAGCGGCGTCGACCGTAGCTGGACCTACTGGTCCGACTGGAGATACGGGTCCGACCGGGCCTACGGGAGCGGCGTCTACAGTTGCAGGTCCCACTGGATCTACTGGTCCGACTGGCCCCACTGGGGCGACTGGAGCGGCATCAACCATAGCAGGTCCGACTGGCCCGACTGGCGTTGCAGGCCCGACTGGTCCGACTGGGCCTACAGGAGCGGCGTCAACCGTCGCGGGTCCGACTGGGCCTACAGGAGCGGCGTCAACTGTTGCAGGTCCGACTGGTCCAACTGGAAGTTCAGGATCTGCGGGAGCCACCGGCCCGACTGGTCCAACTGGGCCTACGGGAGCGGCGTCAACCGTCGCTGGCCCGACTGGCCCGACTGGGCCTACGGGAGCGGCGTCAACCGTCGCTGGTCCGACTGGGCCTACGGGAGCGGCGTCAACCGTTGCAGGCCCGACTGGTCCGACTGGGCCTACGGGAGCGGCGTCAACCGTCGCGGGTCCGACTGGTCCGACTGGGCCTACGGGAGCGGCGTCAACCGTAGCTGGGCCGACTGGTCCGACTGGTGCGAGTGGGGCTGCGGCAGCGGC